GGCCCCTATTACCCCAAAAATGTCGTGTGACATACAAATTGCAACGCTCGCGGAATTGGGAGAAACCAGACCTGGAATACATGTCGAAATTTCATCCTATCCATGAGTCGTTGCACTCTTACCATGAGGACAATGGGCATCCGGTGGCTGCATCTTGCAGGAACATAGCCGAGGCGTGGGCAATATCGCATTGCATCCGCCACGCGTTCAACCACGGGTATGCTAAGGGCTGGGTAGTAGACGTCGGTGGCAATCCTTTCCGCCACCTAAACGCTGCGCGCAGTTACATTCACTCCATTAGTCCCATGGTCCTCCCCTCCGATGTAAATCGTGAGCGAACGGAAAACAGTTGTGACCACATCTGGCAGGAATGTCAGTGTGTTGAAACCTTGATTTCCTTTTCCGTCCACACCCTGTACTACATAGGGCCCGAGGACGTAGCCACACAGCTGGCGAAACAGAAGTTGAGGACGCATGTTGCTGTCGTTCATGATTACAGCGATAAACCCAAGTCTATGTACAACGGTGAATTGACTATGGTATACAAAGATAACATGATGGGTGTGAAAGCAAAGGGCAACATCTATTCTTACACGCACGAGTTCCCATGGTGGGCTGGCAGGAGTTTCATACCAACTCATTCCGGCACCATCTGTGTCACGAAGGCACACTCTGTGGGTGAAGATTTGGTAATTGTCTTAACGCTCACGCCTAAACCTATCGATGAGCCACAGGACCTGTTCACTAATGCTATAGATGATGACCTCAGGCAATTATGCGAAGAAAATTTTCGTATAAATGAGACGATCAGCAAGTACAGCTTGCGTTCGTTCGCTGAGAAGGTCGCGTCAGAGGCCAGTAAGTCCGGTTACCCTAGGTACCGCGCACAGGAATACGCAACAGATTGGATTAAATCCGAGGTGTTGCGCGCCCAACGTAAGACGTCAGTCACACTGGCGCAGGAGGACGCCATCACCCGTCACAATGAAAATCTTACAACGTTGACCAGTCGCGCGGGAGCGATCAGAAGGCACATTTTCAAGCACAAGGGCTTGATCACCTTTTGGTTCTGTTTCCTAGCAGGTGCATACCGGCATGCCAGGGATGACGTGACGTTCACAATGGCTGCGATCATTGGATACATTGTCCTCATGACGCTTAAGAACGTAGTGCCACTATCCTTGAAGTACGCACTCGTTGATTATTGCAACCAAGATGACGAGATACCGGACTTGGATCCAATGAAAACTGGATCATTTCCCAGATATAGGCCTCATACCTATTGCCATCCTCGGATTAGGGCTTATCCTATGTTGATGGTCCGTGATCGGTACCCTGCGTACCCACGGAACTGTTACCACAACATGTATAAGGCCATCCGTTCAAGGATGCTGAATGTGATCGACTACGATCGCACTGAATGGGATTTGGTGCAGTACCCTGTTGAGTTGGTTGAGGCTGCGATGGCAGCGAGGAAAGTTTTGGTACCCCTCCAGTTCGAAGAATGGTTGGGGCGGTTTCCAGCCTCGAAGCAGAAAACACTTTTGGCTCAAAGGGCTAAGTACGACCCTAATAAGGACGGAAAGCCCAATGACACTAAAGTGTTCCTGAAATTTGAGGCGTCAAAGAACCAAATGAAACAAGCTCGTTGCATATCAGCTACTGACATTGACTTCAACTACACGATTGGACGCTGGATCGTGCCGCTAACTGAAATACTGGCAGAGCAGTTTAATAAGGAAGCAAGGTTCTTTCTGCCCCTGTCAGCGCATGGCGAGGAAATAGCGGAATACATCGTATCGATGAGGCATTGGTTAGAAAACGACATGTCCTCGTTTGATTCCACACAATGTAGGCATGCACTAAACATGGTGTATAATTTCTACTCTATGTGTGGCGTACCAGATGAGGTCGTGAGCTATCTTCGGATGGACTTGGACTCTGTTTTCGTGAAAACGGGAGTAGGGATCAGGTTTTTCGCCCGTGGCTTTCGATTGAGTGGGCGAGGTGACACTCTGTTAGGCAACACTATTCTTGTTGTTTTGGTGATGAACCATGTCTTCCCAAGTTTAAACAAGATGATAGTGAAAGGTGATGATTCTGTGGCATGCGTGCCTCCAGGCTGCGATGAGTATTCATTAGCAGCGCTGAAGCGTCTGGGTTTCAAACCTAAGCTTGTTCGCAAGACTCTCCGCGACGTGGAGTTTTGCAGCAAGCTGGTGGTCCCTGTAACAGGCGGGTATGTCATGGGACCTAAAATAGGGCGGCTGCTAGCCAAGACATTCTGGTGCAAGAACACCAACCTGAAGGAAACTGAGATGAAAGTCCAGTTCGGGGGAATCGTCAAAGGAATGGCCAAGGACCTCGCTCCTATACCAATACTCAAACAATTGTTGCCGTTGGTAAGCAGTGACAGTGTGGTTTTGAACCCATACGCACTGACTAATGCCAAAGAGTGGGAGAGCAGTGATGCAACCTATGAGTACTATGCAGATCGTTACGGCTTGACTGTGGACGAGCTAGCTTCAGTAGAACTGGACATCACTGATTTTCCTATCATAGTGGATGATCCTGTTGTTGAGCGCATGGTTGATGTTGACTGGTCTGAAGACAGCAACCGCAACCTACTTAGCGTTAAGCACCATTTAGGTGTCGATGACTTGATCGTCTGGCCTGTATTCGAGGAGCTACTCAAGCATTTGGGTGGCCTCTGGGCTGCAGTCCTGATAGGTTCGTTTGAGTCGTATGTCTCGCAAACACCATACAATTTGGTGATGCATGTGCTTTTGCACTTCATGCCACTTCCCGTTGCAATTCTGTTGCACATTGTGCATAACTTACACGTTGAGAGACTACTCTCTCTGGGCCCACATGTAGGTTTTGTCAGATTAGACCGAGAAAACAAAAATCTGATGGCAAAGAAGAACAAAGCAAAACGACAGCAAGCCAAGAAGCAGTCCCGCACACAAGCTGTGGAACAGGCTCTTGGACCAGTAGTGCGCAAGGCATTGGCACAAGGCTTGCGTGCTGGTGGTGCCGCCGTCGGCAACTGGGTGGCTCCCGGTGTTGGCGGTGTGGTTGGCCACGAGGCTGGAGCAGGCGTTTCTCGTATCCTCGGATTTGGAGATTACAAGGTATCGAAGAATACCCTCCAATCCGCTCCCCAATTCGGTAAAGGATCGAACGAGATACGCGTTAGAAAACGAGAGTTTGTGGCGAATATGACAGTTTCTACCTCATTTTCCGCGACAAATTACATTATTAACCCTGGAAACAGGGTGTTGTTTCCCTGGCTATCTGGGATTGCAGCATCTTACCAACAGTACAGGGTTAATGGGATGGTGTTTTACTTCAATAGCACCAGTGCTACGGCGCTTAACTCCACCAACACAGCTTTGGGAACGGTTATGATGTCCACAAACTATGACTTAGCGGAACCTAACTACAGTTCCAAGTCACAAGTTCTGGCATCTTACTTCTCTAACTCCGCCAAACCGGCGGAAGACTTCATGCATGCAATTGAGTGTGACATGAAACAGAGACCCATCGACGTGTTGTACATTGACCATGGTGGAGAAAATGTCGACAACCCCTCGCTTTATGACCTAGGTAACTTCCAGGTTGCCACTGATGGCATGCAAGCAACAGCCACCATTGGTGAGCTGTGGGTGTCGTACGACATTACGTTCTACAAGCCCCGTTTCGCTGATCCAGTTGGAGAATATTCCAAGATAAGCAATCGTATTTGGTCCGCCACCAATCCATTAGGTGACATTCAGACGCAAGTTGAAGGTTCACAAGTGGAGGTGAGTGGAGCATCAGGGTTTGACACCATCTATCTTGACCATTATGTGGGGAAGACTATCCAAATCGCAGTGATCCTGTGGGGAACATCGTTGTCAGGCTTGTCCTTTTCAGCGGCGTATACTCACGCCTCATTGGTCGCCCGGTTGGGCGACGATATTTCTTCCACGCTAGGAAACATTCTAACTAGCGTAGGCTGTGCATACACCTCAACGGTACTAGTAGGCGATCACCCTTTCGAACGACCAAGCGTCACGTTTAGTGTGAGCCTGTCCAGTGGGACCCCTATCGCGGTGGAGGTTCTCATTACGGAGATTAGTGCAACTTAAAATACAAAAC